TCTTCCGATCTCTGCCGCACTCGCTCGAGGCGGAGGAGTATCTGCTCTCGTGCTGCTTCCTTGACGGCAAGGAGACGCTGGCCTTTTGCGAGGCGGCGGGGCTGCGGCCGGCATCGTTCTTCTCGGCCCCCAACCACAAGATTTTTGCGGCGCTGCTCGACATGGACGCGCGCGGCCTGCCGATTGATCTCTCGGTGCTGATGGAGGAGCTCAAGGCGGCCGGCAAGCTGGAGGAGGTCGGCGGCGTGCCTTACCTCGCTCAGATCAGCTCAAAAATTCCGACGACGGCGCGCACGGCCTATTTCGTCGAGCGGATCAAGGTGCTGTGGGAGCTCCGGCAGGCGATCACCTTGAGCGGCGCGTTTCAGGAGCAGATGTTTGACGAGGGCAAAAGCGCCGCCGCGCTGCGCGAGGAGGCCGACGCCCTCGGCAAGCGCCTCATCACCCTCGGCCGGTCGAAGGTCACGAAGCCGCTCACCGACATCATCGAGGACGTGAAAGCCGCCGCCACGGCGGCGAGCGAGGGGCGCATGGACAAGAGCCGCTGGATCTGGTTTGGCCTGCCGACGTTCGACGCCACGCTGCGGCCGTTTGCGAGCTCCCGCGAGGACCTGATGACGGTCACGATGGGCGCCAGCACCTACGGCAAGAGCGTCGTCTCGCGGCAGATCTCCGACTCCGCGCTCAAGCAGGGCAAGCGCGTGCTGTGCTTCCCGCTGGAAAACGACGCCTGGGGCTACATCGAGAAACTGGTGAGCGCGCGCATGGGCATTGACCTGCTCACGCTGGAGGGGCTGCCGCGCGACCTGCTGGCCAAGTTTCACGCGGGCTGCGAGGAGATCGCCACCGAGGTCAAGGACCGCCGCCTCTTCATCGTGGACCGCAAGGGCGAGCCGTTTCACCATGTCGAGGATCTGGTCGAGTATTACGATCAGTTCGTGCAGTTGCACGGGCCGCCCGACGCGGTGTTTGTGGACAGCGCGCAGCGCTACCTGCCCCGCCGCCGCACGACGAGCGAGCAGGAGCAGCAGACGGCGGTGGCCGACGCGATCCAATGCGCGAGCCACGGCAGCGGGCGCCCGTGGTTCGTGGACGTGCAGATCAACGAGACGGCGCGCGTGGAGATGGAGACGGCAAAGCGCGATGGCGACGGCAAGCTGATCCACCGCCTGCCCCGGCAGGGCGATTTGCGGATGAGTCAGCGGTGGTTTCACAACGCCGACCGCGTGCTCGCGCTTTACAAGCCGCCGGTGGACAGTTGGGGCAACGAGAACCTGCGCTCGCTCAAGCCCGAGCAATGGATCGTGCAGCTCAAGCGGAAGAGCGGCCCGGAGGGTCTGTTTGTGAAGACCTGGTTCGAGAAGAAGTTCAGCCGCTTCGTGGAGTTCACCGCCAGCGAGTTTTCCGCGAGCGAGAGCGCGTCCAGCCACCCGCCGAGCAAGATGGACAAGAAGGATTGGCGCGGAGGGAAGCCATGAGCGTTGAATCAAAGGAGACGGCCGGACGCCTCGGAGAGGCGTCCCTACCTGCGGTGTTGCCGATGGTGGGCGGGCAGCAGGGGGCGTTGGCGTTGCCGGAGTTTGATTTCGTCCACGGAGATGACGGGATTTTCAACACGCGGGACGAGGTGCCGGTGGCCGCCCGCTACACGGCGGCGCGGTTCCGGGCGGAGCGGCCCGACGATTACCAGCGCGCCGTGAAGCTGGTGGGCGAGGGGCGGAGCCGCGAGGACGTCTGCCGGCTGCTGCGCATCCACCACCGCACGCTCGCCGCCGCCGTCGAGATCGAGGGCTTGGCCGTTGATCAGGTGAAGGCGCAGACCAAGCGCGGGCTGCGGGCCGCGCTGGCGATCGCCGCAGACCGCGCGCCGGATGTCATGCGGCGGCTCGAAGGGGTGCCCATGTTCATCGCGGCCGGCATCGTGGCCGACAAGCTGGCGCAGATGGACGGCGAGCCCATCCAAGTCAATGTGAACGTGACGCATCACCGGGGCACCGATTGGTCAAAGGTGAACGAGGGGCCGTTTGCGGACGCGATTGATGTGACGCCGAGCAGTAGCGAGCAGCGGGTAGCGAGTAGTGAGCATGACGGCACGAAGGACACGAAGCCAGGAACGAGAGTCTGACTTACTCGCTACTCACTACTCGCTACCCACTACTTCCCGATGGGCCTCATTCACTCCATCCCGCCCGAGCTGCGCGTCGCGCATCCGGTGCTGCGGCTGCCGACGGAGCAGGAGATCGCCCGCGCCAAGGCCGGGGGCCCGGCGGCGCAGGCCAAGTTCGACGCCTGGCTGCGGGAGCGCGCGGGCAAGATCGAGCGCGAGAAGGCGGATCCGTTTCGCCACGGTTACGAGCCGCCGCTGTGGAAGGTGCTCGACGCGCTGTGCGGGCTGCCGTGGATTGACCATCCCGAGGATGCCGTGCAGGCCGAGGCCGACCCGGCGCGGCGGGCGCAGATGCGCGCGGATCAGGCGTGGTGCCTCAAGGTGCGGCGCAAGCTGCTGCGGCGCGACGCGCCCGCCAAGGTGCTGCTGCTCCAGGGCGGCAACCGCGCGGGCAAGAGCGAGTGGGCGGCGTCGCGCGTGGTGAAGATCATGTTCTATTACGCGGGGGAGCACGTCTGGTGCTTTCATCAAAACGAGCGCATGAGCATTGATTACCAGCAAGCGCTCATCGAGAAATACCTGCCAGTGGAGATGAAGACCGAGAAGGCGATCCGCACGAAGACGACTTATCTGAGCTATCAGAAGCAAAACGGTTTTCCGAATAAGAAATTCACGCTGCCCAACCTGACCGACTGCGTGTTCAACACCTACGAGCAGGACAAGAAGACGATTGAGGGCGGCGAGCTCAAGGTGGTGTGGCCCGACGAGCTGGTGCCGCGCTCCTGGGTGGTCGAGCTGCTCAACCGCATCGCCACGCGCAGCGGGTGGATGTTTGTCACGTTCACGCCCAAGGAAGGTTACTCGCCCACGGTAAAGATGTTTCTCGACGTGGCCAGAACCACGGTGGAGAGCACGGCGTTTGTGCTGCCGGAGGACGGCGGCGAGGCGCGGCTCGACCTCGCGCTGGCGGGTGAAAATCCGATGGCATGGTTGGAAGAGGCGGAGACCGATCCGGCGGGGTTCGGCGACCCCGCCCTACAACAACGGAGGGCGCAGCCGGCGGTGCCGGAGGGGCGGCGGTTTGCCAAGGTGCCGCGGATTCTGACGATTGACGACAACCGCAGCGCGGTGGCGTATTTCCACTGTTTCGACAATCCCTACGGCAACCCGGCGGAGCTTTACGCGCTCAACGCCAAGGCGGCGGCGGCGCGGCGCAAGATGGTGTTCTACGGCCTTGCCGAGAAAGCGGTGGCGGGGTTGTTTCCCAAGTTCAACCCGGCGGTCCACGTCATCGCGCCCGAGCGCATCCCCACCGGCGGCACCGCCTACATGATCTGCGACCCGTGCAGTGGGCGCAACTGGGCGCTGGGCTGGGCGCGGGTCGTCAACGCCCCGGCGGGCCGCACGATCTACTTTTACCGCGAGTGGCCGTGTCCTGGCAAGTATGTGCCGGGCGTGGGCGATATGGGCGTGTGGGCGGAGCCGGGCGAAAAGCACGACGGCGAGCGGGGCCCGGCGCAGGCCGCGCTTGGCTGGGGGCTGAAACGCTATGTGCAGGAGATCGCGCGCCTCGAGGGCCGCACGGATTGGGAGCGCGTGGCCGACGACGACGCGTTGAACGGGAAACCTTTCCAGTGGGACGAGGACGACGAGCCGGAGGCTCCGCGGCGGGCGCGGCCCCATTCGAATCGCGGACTCGCTCCCCTCGACGTAGCTCGGGGCAGGCAGGGCGACGCTGCTGCGGCGGAACAGATTTACCAGCGCATCATGGACTCGCGGGCGGCGGCGATGCCCACGCAGACGCGCGAGGGCAGCACGACGCTGCTGGAGCAGATGGGCGACACGGATCTCGACCCGCCGTTTGAGCCGGCCAGCGGCGGCGCGATGTCGGAGGATCGCAACGTGCATTGGGTAGAGCTCATCAACGATCTCCTCGACTACGATGCCGAGCGGCCGCTCGACGCGCTCAACCAGCCGCGCCTTTTCATCAGCGAGGAGTGCAAGAATCTGATCTTCGCGTTTCAGAATTGGACCGGCGAGGACGGGCTCAAGGGCGCGTGCCGCGATTTTGTGAACCTCGCGCAATACCTCGTGCTGGCGGAGCCGGAGGACTTTTCGGGGAAAAGCTGAAATTTTATGAGCGAACCAAGTTTTGAAATCCTGCCGGTGCGGGCGCGGCGTCAGCATGTGCTGCTGTGGCTGGGCGTGAGCCGGCGCACGTTCCGCAAGCTCGTGAGCGCGGGCGTGATCGTGCCGCACCAGATCCTCGGGGCGGGCTACCCGGTGTATTGGCGCGAGGAGCTGCTCGCCGCCGCGCGCGACGGCCGCATCGAGGCCGCGCCGATGAAGCGGCCTACGGAGGAAGCGCAAAGGCGCGAAGGGGCAAAGGCGCGGAGAAGGGCGGCGTGAGAAACAAGCCACGGAGTTTTTAACCACGGATTTCACGGATGAACACGGATAAGCCACGATACCGCGTCCGCCGAACAAAACTCGCCAACCTTCGTCGGTATCTGAGGCGGATGCGGCAAGAGCCAAGAGCTCTGACCCAAAACCTTTCTGAGTTCTTTGGCATCTCCACATCCGTGCCCATCCGTGCAATCCGTGGTAAATCCGAAGTCTTAGAATTTCCCGGTTGAACTTATCCGCCGCGTCTGCTACTGCGACCGGCAACCGCAGCACTTCACCCACCACCATCCTCCCATGCAAACCATCGCTCCCAATTCTCCTGACCAGATCTCCAAGCCGTTCCGCGACGAGGAGGGCCAGCCGGACGTGGGCGCGATGCGCGCGCAGTTGCTCTTCGCGGCCGAGCAGGCGGTGGGCGAGATCAACCGCCAGACGCAGAATGAGAACACCCGCTTCTGCCGCTGGGCGGCGCAGCGCGAGGACGGCCGCAAGCCCGACGGCCCGAAGGTGAAGCCCTACGGCGGCGCGAGCGATGTGCGCGTGCGCCTCGCGGACGGCTTTATCCTCGACGATGTGGCGCTGCTGACGACGGCCGCGCGCGAGGGGCGGTTGTCCATCCAGGGCACGCATGGCGGCGTCATGGCCGATGCCGCCAAGACCGGCCTCTACCTCGACTGGCTGCGCGGGGTGAAGATGCAGGCCAACGTGGAGCGCGAGATCATGCTCGCCGCCGAGGGCCGCCAGACCTACGGCTACATGGTGATGGCGGTGAAGTGGGTCAAGGCGTGGGCGCGCGACTACGAGGTGGTCACCGTCGAGGGTTTGCAGCGGGCCGCCGTCGCGCTCGCGCAGGGCTACACGCCCGATGAAAACACGCCCGAGGCGGCGCTGCGCCTGCTGGCAATCGCGCCGATGTTGCCCGACCTCTTTGTCGTCAATGCCGACACGCAGCGCGCGTGCGTCGCGCTGATGCGCGCGGCGTATCCCGACCTCGAGCGCGGCGAGGCTTACCGGCAGCTGCGCGAGCTGCGCTCGACGGGCGAGATGAAACTGCCGGTGCGCTACCTGCGCGTCAACGAGCCGGTGTGGCAATGCCTGCGCCCGTGGCGCGACTGGTTCGGCCCGCTCAACACGTTCGACGCGCAGAGCGCGCGCTGGCATTGCGAGCGCGAGGTGCTCACCGCGCAGCAGCTCGACGCCAAGCGCGTGGATCCCGATTGGGCGGGGTGCGGGGATTTCATTGACGCCGTGCGCGGCACGATGGGCTTCAGCGTCATCAACTGGTCCATCCAGCGCGGCCCGAGCTCAGGCCAGCCCTACCGCGACCGCATGGAGGAGATGCGCGGCCTGTGCGAGCTGTTCACGCTCACCTACTGGCACACCGACGAGCAGGGCGTGCCCTGCCTGTATCGCACGGTGTTCTCGCCGTGGCTCGACACGCAAAGAGGCCACGAAGGGGAGGGCCTGACCGGGCCGGACGGCCCGCTCAACTACGACTGCGCGTGCTATCCCTATGTGTTTTTGCCGCTGGAGATGCCCGACCGCTATCTCGTGGACTCGCGCGGCCGGCCCGAGGTGCTCGGCACGCAGCAGGTCGAGGTGAAGCACATGCGCGACGCGCGCATCAACCAGACCGACATGGCCCTCCAGCCGCCGCTCATCCGCCCCGAGCGCGAGATCGGCCTGCCGCTCACCGTCAAGCCGCGCGGCGAGATCGGTTTCCGCCGCACGGGGCAGACCGCGTTCATGACGGTGCCGCAGCAGGCGCAAGGCGCGGGCGGGCTGGAAAATGAGGCGTTGCAGGACGCGCGCCGCTACCTCGCGCGCGACCGCGAGATTGACCCGGTGCGCGTGGCCGCGCGGGAAAAGGCGATGGTGGCCGGTTGGTGCGCGCAGCTCGCCGAGTGCTGGCTGCGCACGCTCCAGCTCTCCCAGCAGTTTGCCGACGAGGTGGAGTTTCAGCGCGTCGTCGGCGGCTCGGCGCAGACCATCCGCGTGAGCCGGGCCGACATCCAAGGCAACCCCAACCTCAAGCTCACGTTCAACGTGGACACGCTCGACCCCGAGCGCATGGAGAGCAAGGTGAAGATGTTTGCCCTGCTCAACAGCCTCAACGATGGCACGGTGAAGGGCGGCCCGATCCTCGCGGAGTTCACGCAGCATTATTTCCCCGAGGTGGCGGATGCCGCGCTCCGCACCGGCGAGCAGGCCGATGCGCACGAGATCAAGGACACGGCCGACATCATCGGGCGCATCCTCGGCGCGGGCATCGAGCCCGACTACGCGGAGGACGGGCAAAACTTCCAACTCCGCCTGCAATGGCTCCAGCAGCAGGTCGCGCAGCCGGCCACGCAGCAGAGCATGGCGCAGTCGCCCGACAAGGCGGCGCTCGTGCAGAAGTATGCCGAGCACCTCGCGTTCATGGTCTCGCAGAAGACCGACCAGGCGCAGGCCGGCCGCACGGGCGTCTCCCCCGCGCCGGTGAGCGCGCCCACGCGCGCGGCGGCCTGATCGTTCTCGTTCTCTTACTCCTACTCGTTCTCCTCTCCTATGGAAACCACACCCAAACCGCCGGGCTTCTTTGCCCGCATGATTCTTGCGCTGCCGGTTGTCCGGCGGGAGCTAAACAGTGCGGAGCAGCAGCTCGCTGCCAAGAGTGCCGCCATTCATCAATACCACGATGACAACGTGCGGCTCCGGGAGCGGATCAGCACGGTCAAACTTCCGCTTGAGCAGGAAATCCACGAGCTAAACGAGAAGCTGGAGGACGCGCTGGAGCAGCTCGAACAATCCAAAATCGAAAATCAAAAACCCAAAATCCAGCCGGCGGCCGGCCCGCTCGCGGCCGACGAGGTGCTCGACGCCTTCAGTGTCACGGAGCGCGAGCCGTGGTTT